TGTCAGGGCGAGACTGCTTGAAATCAGCTACGTCTGCTGCCGTGTACACAGGGTCTCCTTCGGCCACTATGTTCAAGAAGTAGGTCTTCTTGGCACGAAGCTCCTTAGCAAGCTTCTGTGCTTCTGTGTTGGACTTGTCCACACGCAAAGACTGCACCAACTCACAAATGGCACAATCGCCTTCGAGATCTGGTGTCTCCTTTGGACATAGGACGGGTCCCTTCTGGTCGGAACTAACATTCCAATGCTGTGCGACCTCTCTCCAGAACGTATCATCACAGGATACGTCCCACTGTGGCATAACTCGAATCTTGTTGTTACCAAGCTCGGGCCTCCAGAACTTAGCCGACGATCGGTTTCCCCCTCGTGACAGTTGCTCTTCAGTTCGTTTCTTTTGTGCGTTTACTTTATCTAATAGACTCATTGTTTATTTACCTTGTTTGTATTGTTGTTCTTTTAGCGATATATCTGATAATCCCTCAGCGCGGTAAGTAGCACCCATTTGGATGAGCATATCACGCCGATGAATCATAGCTTCTTTGGCTGCCTTAAGCAAGCCTGTATTACGTTTTGCATCCAAATACTCACCATGAGTTTTGGTGTACAGTGGGTCAGTAATGACGGTGTTCTCCACCATCTTCTCTGTCATCTTGACACCCGCTGCTTTTCCGTTTGTGCGATGCATATGATCTAGCCTCGCATAAGTTCTTGCCAGTTCTTCTTTGGCACGACCCTCTTTGTCTAGGGCTAGCTCGAAAGCTGTGGCGTACCAGGCAAATAGCTGTGGGTGGTCCATGAAGCACTCGTTAATGTGCTGACTTCGCACGTCTATGTGCTCGTTTAGGTGGTTTGGGAACGTAGTATCCCCAATCCTGAACACGTCGAATAGTTCTAGTTGTTCTTCTTCTTCACTCATGCTGCGAGTCCCTTCTTTTCGGCCCAACTCGTCGTGGAGTAGGCAAACTCTACTTTAAGAGGAACTAGGAATTCAAAGTCTTCCATTACATCCCTCTTCTTGTTAAGGAGCCCTAGCTCCTCCTTATGAACATAAGACTGAATCTCATCATGCACAAGGTTTACAATCTTAGAATTTGTGTTTTTGAACACTTCTTCGTGAACCCTGACCGTAGCGAACTTGAAAATGTCCGCAGCGGTGGACTGAACGACGAAGTTAGGGGCCTGGCGCTGAGCGCGACCCGCCATCCACTTGCCTTCCTTGCCCATAATCTTGACTGCGTTCACATGCGGCAAGTGGCGTATCCTACCGAAAGAATTAGGGATTTCGGCGTGCTTGGAGGCGATACGGCTGCAACGAGCCACGAAACGCTTCACACCTCGATACTTACGGAAGTACTGGTCAATGAATCCCTGGCAGGCATCAATCCACTCGCTCTCAGGAACCTTTAAGTAGCGCTCGGGGCGTGCAATCTGCCCAGAGAGGCCCGGAGCCCCAACACCGTAGATGATACCGAAGTTGATGGTCTTAGAAACGTCTCGATAAGCCTTGAACTTCTTGTAGTACTCATGGTTCTCGTCCTTGAGGACCTCAATGGTCTCGTCGTAGTTCAAGTCGAACATCTCACATGCAGTACGAGTATGGATATCCTGGTTCTTGGAATAGGCATCCAACATGATGGGATCTTCAGAAAAGTGGGCCGTCAAGCGGACCTCAACCTGCGAATAGTCAGCAAAGACGAAATAGTAGTCGTCTGGGCAGACAAACGCCCTGCGGATACGAGTATCGTTCCGTGGGATGTTCTGAACGTTGGGCTCCCTGCAACTCATGCGGCCCGTGGTCACGTTCTGGTTGAAGTTCATGTGGATATAGTCCTCGTCATCCAACTTGTCCTGAATACCGATAGCATAGGTATTCATAATCTTGTTTGACTCACGGAGGTACAGAATATCGCTGACTACGGGGTAGTCCTTGGCCAACTCTTTGAGAACCTTCTTGTCAGTGGACCACTTTCCAGAAGAAGTCTTCTTGACAAACTCAACACCCTGAGATTCCAGGGCAGCGGCTAGCTGGTCGGCAGAGCCCAGGTTGATAGGACCTAGAACCTGGTGAATCTTAGCTTCCGTCTCGAAGCATTCCTTGCGAAGCTCATCTTCCAAGTTGTGCAAGTACTTGCGGTCGATCTTGGCCCCGCCTTCCTCTGTCTCGAAGAGCGTCTTGCAGAGCTTGATCTCGTTGAAGTAAACCTTTGCTAGAGCTTGGGTCATGTCCAACTCTTTCATCATCTTCTCATACAAAGCATAGGTCAAGAAGGTATCCATAGCCGCGTATTCGGCCATTAGCTCGATAGGAACGAATCCGTAGTGGATATCCTCCTTACCAACACCGTTATCGGGGTGGTCTCCTAGCTCGTGCTCTATAATCCACCGCTTCAATGGTGAGCGCTTCTTGTCTTGGTGTGCAATGTCAGTCTGGAGCACGTCTGCGCGTGCCATAACAAGGTCTTTGAAGGCATCTCGGTGAGCCTTGGCCTCTGCCGCTCTCCAATTACTGATCTCCTTCTCTGACTTGGCTGCCTCTGGACCAAACAAGCCTTTGTGACGCTGACGCATGGTGTCCGTCCACCCAGAGGAGATTACCTTGAGGGCTGCCGGGGCGTTCTCGTCGTGAAGGTGCCACAGGAACGTGGTATCGTGGAAAGGCGTGTTGATATCAATGTTATCAGCCTTGTAGAAATGCATATCAAACTTGGCGTTGTGCCAAATGGAGAACACGTCCTGCTGGTTGAAGAACTCCTGTAGCTGGGGCCGCAACACGTCCATGTCTAGCTGCTGGGGCTGCTCTCCCCCAAGGTAGGAATCCACATGACGTACCGGAATGTAGAAGTGCTCTTTGTTCCAGCCGAAGGACATACCTACAATACGATCCTTGTCGTACCAGCGGAAGCCGCTGGTCTCAGTGTCACACGCTACCTTCTTCTGAGACATTAGGATGTCATAGAAGGCTTCCCACTCCTGCGGAGTGTGAACCAAATAAAGCTTGGATCCGTCCAACCCGTCCTTTCTACTGAAAGGCACCTGGTTGAGTACATCGTATTCCCAGCCTTCAATCATCTTCTATCCCAAAACACTCCAAAATCATATCACCAAGAGCCTGGTTCTCTAGGTAGAACAAAGTGTAACTAACATCATCCTCTTTTATTCTAGTAGCGTTCGCTATGATCTGCCCCACACGAAGGTCGGGGTATTGCTTCCACACCTTACAAAGAGCATCTAACACTGGCTGAGGATTTCTATCTAGCTTCTTCATTTCTTGCGGTTCTTCCAGTCGCGCCACAGCATCCAGCCCACAGCGCCTATTCCGCCACTAAAGAACATTATTACTGCTAAACCTAAATAAGGACTATTCACGGCTTGTATTTCTTTCCCTGGTACTCGGCCCTACGCTGCATACCGTGTCCACCAAATCGGTCGGCGTCCTTCATAACCATCTCCTTTGTATGGTCAGCGGAGCGCTTCATAAGGATAGCAGCCTTGCCATCCTTGTCGGCCATCTCGTAGGTACTAAGCATGGGGGAAGAGATTCCATCTACAGAGCAGTTCTGCATCCCGCACTCAGGGCACTCCACTTCGGACTCTTCGCCCGTCTTGTAGAGGTCCTCGAACACAGCGTCACAGTCGTTGCACACAAAGTTTTTAACCATCCAACCCATAAATCCTCACTGATGCAGTCCGTACATAGCCCTAGTTTGGGCGATAAGTAAATCAATATCATGTATGCTAGTCATCTTAGCCCTGTGGATAAGAGGCGCACACTTCTTTAAGCTCCCATTCGGGATCGCATAAACATCTACCCCGAAGTTCTGCAAAGGCGTGGTGTACACCACAGAGATGTCAACCCAGGTGTGGTTGGCGTCTGTATTGGTCCAAACACGGAAAGCATGACAACCCTTCACCATGAAGCAATGGTAGCTTTTGGTCACAGACCACCGGGGTTCAAATCCGAACTGTTCTAGGAAATTGTCCATATCCTTATAGACCCACCTCTTTGGCAGGACTTCGCCAGAGAGCGCATCAAAGGCTCTCGTAGCTATGCGGTCACACAAACGCTCCTCGTTTATGTGGCCTATCCTAGCATACGGCTTAAAGGTGTCTTCGAACTCGTTCACTTACCAGTGCTCCCAAATCCGCCAGAGCCTCTGGCTGTCTCTCCCGGAAAGGTATCCACCTCTACACACGTAGCAGGGAGGACCTTATGCAGCAACAACTGAGCTACTCGGTCCCCTACGGCAACGGTGAGCACCTCGTACTTGGATGCGTTTTGAAGAATTACCCTTAGCTCGCCTCGGTAGCCAGCATCAATAATGCCGGGGGCGTTGAGCACAAAGACATTCTGCCTAGCAGCTAGGCCAGAGCGCGAACACACCAATCCCGCATATCCTTCCGGAATGGCGATCTCGAACCCGGTCGAGACAATACCAGTGTCGCCTGGATAGATATCGACGTTGTTGGATGCATACACATCGAAGCAAGCATCATCCTCGTGTGCTTTACACGGGAGAATTGCATCGGCTACGATCCGCCTAAACTGGATTACAGCGCCCATACCGGGCCCACCCTCTTTTACATAAATCATTGTAGTTACTTTATAAGTCGTTTGGTAGCATTGTCAATAGTTATAGTGCCCACACTGAGAACTCCATAGAGTTTACATCGATGAGCTTGTTAGTTAGTATATCGTTAAGAAGAACAGCACCCGCTTCCCACTTCAACGTGTCGCCAGAGTCTTTGTCTGCGGGCCACGTAGCGAAGTCTGGAACGAGCACCTCGTCAAAGTGAAGTTTAAGAGTCTCAATAGCTTTGAGCATCTCACGCTTCGCATCCTTCTTATCCCAAAATAGCACACATGAAGTAATATTCCAACTCTTTAATAGTGCTATCTGGTCAAATGAAATCTTTTTCCCCAGGGTCGCATAGGCGTTAAATCCGTGCCTACGAACAGCCAGGGAGTCAATAAGGCCCTCTACGATCACAGCACGGTTTCCGTTGCAGGGGACGAAGGGCCACAGGGTCCTAGAAGCCTCAGAATCGGGGGCATTGAAGTACTTAGGGGTGCGGTCATCTGTGGACCTGCCTAGCCAGCTGACCAGCTTATGGTCGCCTCCATAGATAGGGAACAGAATACGGTATCCTATGTCCCCTCTAAGCCTACGCTCCCGGTCATGCACCTTGAGAGACTTCTTGACTACATAGTGAGCCTTGGTCGCTGTCACCTCAGTATCCGTGAAGCCACGCTCCCTGAGGTAGTTCCAGAACCTCTCCTGCTCCGGGTCGGAGGGGTCAGTCAGTGGCTTACTGCCAGCTGGCATGTTCCTCAGTGTACGAATGTTGGTAGGAAGGGCAACTTCGTCCTCCTCCACCTCCAGCACCTTGCACTGCTCGATAATGTGCTGCCAAGAGGGAGCCGTCTCCGAGTACTCCCGAGCCAGTTTCATCATAGCTGCGCCCCGAGTAATGTCCTCGCTGGCCGCTACGAAGTCGAACACATCAAAGTTGCCCGAGTTAAAGTCACACTTGAAGCAGTTAAAGTACTTCTTCTCATCATTGATATAGCACTTGAACTTCAGGTCATGGCACTTGGGGCAATTAATGCGTAACTCGCCGTTGCCCGAGTACTTCACCTGGAACTGGGCCTCAACATAATCCTTATAATCGAAGTCCTTACGGATCTTACGCAGAATGAGTAGGTTGCTTGTCGCCACTTACTTCCTCGCCTTTGCCTTCTTCCACCAAGTAGTGAGTTCCTCATTAAAGGTGTATCCATCGCTCTCCATCTCGCCCACCACCTGGCACAGAAGCTTAGTAGCCTTATCTCGCTCCCGCTTGTATCTAGCCGCCCTCTTCTTGAGGTTATCTATCGTCATAGAAATGGACATATCAGGCATTACTACACCAACTTCCAAACAGCCACAAGGGCCGCCAACATAGCAGTAAACGCGAAACGCTTAATCCAAAGCCGCTTTTCCACCTCAGCCTTCACCACATCCACCGACGCTCGCCAGCACCTACTCCAATCAAGGAACTCCCGCCCTTCAGCGGTCTGCCGGTCAATCTCAGCGTGGTAGGCTTTCTTGGCTAGGTCGTCCAAGCGCTTCATTTTTGTCCCTCACAAACATAGTGAATGTCACAAGTCTTCAGTTGCTTCCGCAGCTGATGCCCCACGCATCCCCCAAGGGTCAGCACAAGCAGCAGCGCGACGTACCTCACGGTGCTTCACACGACGACACAATGGCGTCTGCGAAGCACGAGGTTGGCTCGAATCCAGAGCGGTTGCACATACTCATGCGGTTGTTTGCGCGGTTCAACTGGTCGTCGTCACAGCGGTTCTGGTTTAGTCCGCTCAGAGTACGACTGGCCGTAGCGCAGCCCCCGAGCATCAATAATAGTATCAGTGTGTATTTCATGTCTCCTCTTCCTCGTCTTCTGGCTTCAGAAGGTTCGCTTGTCCAATGAGTTGTCTACCAATTTGCCGCCCCCACTCGGGGGCCATAGTTACCGTAGTGACTAGGCCGCCGTTGCTAGTAATCCTCAGCGTCACCTTGTCGCCTTTGATTCCCGTCTCAATGTCTATCTCGTCGCCCTTTTTAGTGTCTCGGTCCATTGTATCGCTCCACATAGGTTCTTTCCCTACTAAGTCGCCCATCCAGTCTGATAGGTATCGTTTCGTCATATTACCTCGTAGAGCTTATATAAGGCGACAACTTGAGGTTGTAAAGGGGTATAGTGGCATCACAGCGAATACAGGCAGCTTTTTTAGGGATCGCGTTGAGACTCCAGGTCCCCGTGACCTCCATAGCTCTATAGCCTACAGTTCCCTCTTTGTTAAGACCGGAGAACACCCATTTAACAACACTTGAGGCGTATTGCACCCTTACGCCATCAAAGCTTTGGCAGGCTAGACACCGGATTGCACCCTTAGGGACTAAATCACCAGCTTGTTCCGCAATGCAGATACATTGCTGACAAATGGCTTTACCCGTCAGTTCCGTCAGGATCACTGGGTTTTTCGGACTCGCTTTGTGTGAGCAGAAGCTGCAAGTCATCTTGTCCTTGTACAGCGTCAGCTTCGGGGGTATCATTACTGGTATCTCGTCCATCGTCATCCTCTATCTTGGCTTCGTGGTAAAACGTCATGTAGGAATAGTCAGTGCTGAGGTTGATGGTGCCTACCCGCCCATTGCGGTTCTTAGACACCCACAGTCTCATCAGTTCGTCTTCCTTTTCCTCTCGGGTCTGCACCATCCACAGAACCATGTCTGCGTGGTACTGCTTACCGATGTAGCCAGCCATGCCAGACTCGTCGGGGGTCTCAGACACCATACCTGAGCGGTTCATCTGGGTTGCCGTCCATACGGACGTATCAAACTCTGAGGCAAAGCCTACGATGCCCTTTGTGATGGCATCGATCTCGGCGTGCTCAGAACTGTAGGTTCTATGTGGCTTCATCAGGTCCAGATAATCGATAATTACTAGGTCTGGCGTCATGCCTGCCTGCGATAGTTGCCTACAAAAGTCTTTAAGCGTATGTATGGTGGCCGTATCCGCAGGGTAGTGCTGGATGATGAGGCTCTTACCATAGGTCTGCTTCAGTTGGGTGATCTTCTCGATAACCTGCTGCTGGTATTCGTTAAGCTCCTGTGGCTTAACCTCCGAGAACATAGAGTCCATTCGGTCAGCTATGTCAAGTGTTCCAAGCTCGAAGGTGAAGTATACGACCTTCTTGTTGAGAAGGAGCGCTGTGCGGGCTAGCCACTGCAAGAAGATGGACTTACCGCGTCCTGTTCCTCCGACTATCATTCCCATCTGACCGTTCTTGATACCGCCGTAGCTGAGAGCATCCAGGTCTGGGATACCTGTGGGTATCTTCCTTGCGGCTCGGTGCGTGGCTCGATCCTCTACACGCTCTTCAACCACTCCTAGATAGTCATAGCCCTGGTCCTTTAGGTTGATACCGGACATTACTGCGTCCTGCA